GGTAGAAACAGCATTGCGCATCTTCATTACTTGATCATATAGCAGCTGGTTGTCAGCCCACGCAAATCCCATTCCTGGTTTTTGCGGAACGTCTTCCCAATGCTTAATGAACCAATTGTTGATTGGTCCGTGGATCATAGCTTCGATTATTTTGTCAACAATCGATACTGAGCATATGAGGCGCCAACGTTTCTGTTCCACCTTCTTCAGCTGGTGAGGTTCATTCTTTACAAAAACTCGCACAGGATCAACGAGCAAGTTGTCAATGTTGATCTTTGGATCATCAGACACCTCGCTTCTAGCGATACGCTGTATGCGATCAAACACTCTTTCGAATATTAAATCACCAAAATTTTCTAAAAGAAGGCCGTTGGTTCTAGCTAGTTGAGCATAAGGTACACCCGGAGAAGCATCCAGGTTCAAAGTTTGCTTTACACGGTCGAACTGTTGCTTGCACAAACTTCTACTATCTAAACTACTAAGAAAGGGGGGAGGATTTATTGTCGGACTGCCGCAACGCCAATAGAGCCAATCAACTGCGCTTTGGATTTGCGCGCTCGACGGCGTTTGGGTTTTTGCAACTCGGTCTGTACGGGCGTTGTTTTGGTACTGCCATGACTCAAACTCGGCTTTGTAACCGCGGTCAGGCCATTGGTATCCGTTGAAGCGTCCATAGTCTGTTTCGTCGTGCCTGATTTTTGGGCACTGGAAGCAGACCGTAGAGAAGCCGACAAAATTGTCGGCCCCTTCACGCCAGGAATAGTACTTTGCGCCCCAGAGGCCTGGCCACTCGGAGCCTTCAAGTTTAAAGAAGGATATATCGGCGGCAAATCTGGTTCAGGCCTTGGTTGCCCAACAGTCATAGTTGGCTCAGCAGTCTGAATCGCCACGGATTTCTCCATGGCTGGTTTTGGCGGAGCGGAAGGGATTTCCGGTTTGGCTACGGGAGTATTCTCAACCGTCGCTGGTTTGATCTCCGCTGTTGCTGCAGCAGTTTCTGACTTGGGTGGCGTAATTTCCGGAGTTTGCATGACTAAGTCTGCAATTCGTTCCTCAAGATCTAACACGGGAGCTGGGGGCTTAGGGTTGACAGCAGGGTCACGTTTCTTCAGCCCCACCGCATATTGTGCTGGTGTAGCTTTCAGAATTCGCTCCAGTTTG